TCATACGCAACATCAATCGCACCAGCCGTAGGATAGCCAGTAGACCTATTATAATTGCCCAGTCCATCGACAGTCCGCTTAGGTACTTTTACATATTTACCACCAGAATAGACAATGCCAACTGCATTGCCTTCCATCCATGCGGTAGTAGACTCGCGAATAAATTGTTCGTCGAGCCGAGTTTGAAATAAAGAAGCATAGTCCATATCAGTTTACCTCGGGCGTGTTCTCGCCCAACAAAAAATGTTCTCAGCATACGCTAAGAATTTTTTCGTGAACGGGCGACCCCGACCCTGGTTTATACAGTCCCAGTCCGACTGACCCCTGTTTTGCAGGCAGGTAAACTGACCGCAGTCTTTGCGGCGCTACTACTCCGTCCGCAGTCTTCCCAGCGCTGCTATTCTGTTTGCTGTTAAAAGCAAAAACACTTTTTTCTATTGTTTATATGATAACACACTCTTACATATTGTCAAGTGCCAATTCTCTTGCCGAATACCTTATCAAGCTCAGCATCGAGACGTTGCTGCTCCGTTGTCATATTAGGCGTCTGATTTTTAATTTTTCCGCTAATGCTAGGACTTACAATATCCTTAAACCATGGCCTTTTTTCTAACGCTGCCTCAACCTTAGCCTTTATCGTATCTCCCTGCTCAAGCATCGCAAGTGTTACTAGGTCATCGACTTTATCACTTCCAACGCCAAGCGCCAGCGCCTCAGCTTTAGCTTCTGCTCGCTCAGCTCTTGCTGCAAGCTCCATTCTCGCCTTTTCTGCTGCATCAGCGCGCTCCTTCTCCCTCTGCAATTCAGTCTTCTTCGCTTCTGCTTCCTGCCTCGCAGCATTTATAAATGCCTCGAATGCTTCCTCGCTCTCGTAGCCTGCCTTTTTCCATAGTTTCTCAGCGCCATCTTTTTTAGCCGCAGCGATTAAAGCATTCAACTCTTTCTGAGTCAGCGTCTTTACTTCTTCCTGAGGCTCTTGCTTGACTGGCTCTACTACTTGATTCACAACTTCCTGTTTTGCTTCTTCTGCCATACTTACTCCTTATTTACACATACCACTGATATTGCGTTTATTTTTAGTCGCGTAGAATATCTGCGCACCTTTCTTCGTCATTGCCATATTAACCTCCGAACACTCTCTCTCTACTATAATTGCGTTTTCGCCCAGTTTCATCGATAAACTGCTCCATCAGGTCTGTTCTATGCTGTATCTTTCTTTTGGCATTCGCAATTAGTGTATCATTTCCTAGTTTTTTCGCCATGTCAAGCTCTCGTTTTGCAGCCCTTATTTCACGTTCTAGCCTACGTTGTTTCTGCGACTCCTCATACATACGCTCATTTTTCCCCTCATCCTTAGTAGGCTCGAAAACCTTCTCGGATACTCCTTCGATAAAAGGTCGCATCCAATGGCCGCAATTTATACCGAATAGTCCAGCAGGCTCTCCATAACTCGTCGTCGAGAACGCTGGGTATTTTTTACTCTTTCCAGACATCGAGTATATTTTGCCCTGGTATGGCGCACATAATGGCCTAGCGCCAGCATGACTCGATACCTCTATCAGATCAATCCCATACTCCTCTGTGCGCTGAAATTGCACGTCAGTCGCAACTCGAGTAGTGTTCGACCTGATCACCATATCAGCATAGCTCTCTACCGTCCATTCACGTCCCTTTCTATCTGTAATCGCTGGTATTCCATTCTCTATCCACTCGCTGCATGCCCGTGCCATTGCCTCATCCTTCGACATCGCCCCTGTAACTACCTGCAAAGTAACACGATTGATTGTATCAATATATACACGCGGCGCATTCTCTAGCAGTCCAGCCATTACAAGATTGATTTGATCACTCGCCCTACTTGCCCATGTCTCGATTATCATTTTTAAGCCAGGATCCATATCCTCAGGCAGAACATCTCTAATATCGACTCCAGCAGCTTTAAGCTTCTTGACCGCTGCCTCAATCTTTTTTATCGTATCGATTGCTGCTTGCTGAATCTCCTCGCTAGCTCCTGAACGTATAGCCTCGGTATATCTCTCGACTATTTTCTCGACCTGTCGTGTTAGCCTACCATACTGCGCAAGCCTGTCCGCTTTCCATGCTGCAATGTCGAGGTCTTCCTTACTTTTCAGCAATGCAATAATATCCTCCATGATTTCAGTCTCGACGTCATACAATAGGTCTTTTATCATATACCAGCACCAAACAATCTTTCAGTGTCTATCGTCGGCTTATCAGCCTTTATCCTCGCAGCCATCTCCTGCGCAGTTTTCTCATCATAGCCATGAATTTTCTCAAGCGCTGTTACTAAATCAATCAATTGATTCTGGTAAAGATTCACGTAATAATTGGCTCTTGTGTTCCGGTCCTCGATAACAGAATCATCCCACGCAAGCGAAGCATTGCCATCACCAGCACCTGCAACAGAATACATTCTTCCAAGCTCGTCAATGATACTAAAGATATACCTTAGGCCATTGTCTAGGTTCTCTCTAAATGCAACCATCGTCTTATAGGTGTGAGAGTTTCTAGAAACAACCTCTGTCGCCGTTGCAACACTTGTTCCGTCAAAAGTAAAATATCCTGCATCGAAGCCGATAATCATCGACAATAGGTCAAGCATCGTCTGTATAGTCGCTTTGAATTGATCTGCCCTAATATCAAACGTCAAATCCTGCGGAGTAAATGCATCCGCGTCATCGCCCTGCAATCTAATAAAAAGCCTGTCTGAAGGATCAAAGAACGACACACGCCGCGCATTGCCATCCTCATCGACCTCAGTATATTTCCTGAATACGCTGCCAGGTAATGCGACTCTACGCCCTCCAAGCTCTACATCAGAGTAGAATTGGTCAAACGCAACATCGAGCGCCCGCAATACCGAAACACCGTTCGCGAATACCGATATTCCGGTAGGTGATTCTGGATTGATATTGTTCGCCTCTGGATTCTTGATATACGCGAATATTGGTCTTGATATCGGCAGGAATATCTGCGGCTCTATTTTTTCGTCTAAAATATCAAGCGATGCCTCAAGCTGAGTCTCTTCGTTGTAAAGTTTGTTCGTTATCGAGTAGCCTTGTACTCCGTCAACAACATCTCTTTTGTGCGTTTCGATTCTTATATATGGCTTTGCCGCGATTAGTCTCTTGTCGAGGAACACGCCCTCAGTAATTTGCGTATTATCCCAGCTCAGCGGAATGAAATTCAGCGCCTTAACAAAGTCAAGCCATACTCGCGGCGCTCCGCTTTGATTCGACACGCCAACTTTGATCACCTGCGCACCTAGTGCCGCCTGATACTCTATCGACCTGCGAAGATTGTCCCATAGCGATTCATTATCAATCACTTTTTTAACTAATTCGCTCGCAATGACCTCTGGCTCCTCCGCTAGCACTAGCCCTGCGATCTCAGAGCATATCATTTTCGCTACACCGAGATTCATTCTATCACGCCTACGTTTTATTCCGTCAGTACTAACGTAGTCTTGAGATAGCCAGTTAGGCCTATTGCGATAGATATCCCACCATGCTAGCATATCGGCATCGCCGCTCGTTATCTCTGGAGGAATACTTTTTATGCCGAATAGTTTCGCTAGTATTTTTATAATCTTGTCGAATATGCTCTCTTTCATTTTCTACCTCATATCCTCAATCAGCGCAGACATTTCCCGTTCAACAGCATATTCTACTGCATCTAGCGAATCAATGTTAGTCGTGCCATCATCAAGCCGCTCGTCTATTTTTTTAGGATCCCACATTGCAGTATCGAATGCCTCTATCGTGTGTTTACACCTACGCATTATAAACGCTCTCCTTTGAGCAAATAACGCATCAAATAACCGTATCCTATCAATTATTGGGCGCTTCATCGCATCCTCGACATACACTGGGAGCCCAAGGTTATTAAGGCTTTTGATTATCAACTGCTCAGAACTGTCTCCAAATGCTCTATCGATTAAATACTTCTCTCTTATCCTCGAAATAAAGCTCTTCCATTGTGATATCATAGATTCGACAGAATGGTTCTTGCTGTCGAACACTTCATCGAGTATAACGATACAAAGCTTGTTGTCTCTGACAAACCACCCAACGCATACAATTGCAGTTGCGCTTTTATTTCCTCCAAAGTCAAGTCCGAATGTTACCTTAAATATTTTCTCTTTAGGATTGTTTGTTCCAGGCTCTATATCGAGAACATTTCCTTCCTCACCACGCTTATTGTTCACGAAGCTCCCATAGATTCTGCCCTCAGCCATTACCCGTAGTCCGAGAATATATCGCTGGTAGAATATCCCACTATAGCTCTCAGCAAGCCTGCGTTTTCGCTCCTCAGTAATTGCTGGCTTGTCGT